CTGCCTTCACGTTCCCCGGCGTCATGTCTGGTACAAATGCACCATCCACGATAGGCCTCATAAACGCTTGCATCGATTGCTTCACCTCCGGATCATAATTCTTTACATCAAACTGATAGCTGCGAACGTAAACCGCCGTGGGAAATACGGTCGTCAGTCTGGTCGGCTCTCCTCGTACGTGATATTCTTGGAGTATTGCAGCTCCATCTCTATTATCGGGAACGCGGGATAACACTTGGGGAAATGTTAACCCTACCTTAGATTGCCGTGCTATCGACGCGAGATATGAGTCCATCTGAGAAGGTATAGTCGCTTCGACCAGTTCGCCTACTCTTCCGGTACTCACAAAAACCCCTTCCTTGCCATAGCTCTCCAATCTCAGAAACTTACCGTCCACGACATTAAATCGTTTCAGTCCGTCTCCTTCAAGGAACGAAGCTAGCAACGCGCCTAAATACCTCCAACGTTTAACAGGTGTGAGCAGTATAAGCTGGTGATCCACGTCGACAGCACGCCTATCGACCATGTAAACAGCAACTTTCACTGGCACACCACATACCCTACGGACCACACGAATGCAATCCATGTTATAATTCCACACCTTGTGTTTATATTCAGCACCACCGGCAACGCGGTAGACAACCTCATTGTTACCATTAAACGTGAATGAATAATCATCACGTACAGCCGCAACAACCGGGGGCTGGAAAGTATATAACACACGCGGTCTAAAATCATCCGCTAGTTCTCTGGGCATGTCAACATACTGATCAACATCCACTTGCGCCTGGAGATCACCTTCCCCAGGACGATTGGCAGCCGGTGCAGCGGCCAGATCCTTAGCCCAGAAATACTTCCGAGAACCAGATCTACCAGAACGTTGATCAGATCGTGAACATTGGAAGAAATAAGCCGTTCTACCCAAGGAACGCGCCAATTCTTCAATAAACAATGATCCAGTGCTTCTGCACGCTGCAGAAGCTCCATGTGTATGCCCACCACTCGGCACTTTCGTAACGAGAGGAGCATCCACAAATTGCGAGCGGAGCGTCTCCGGTTTCATTTCCGGTTCTTCTCCTAGTTCGTTTACCAGCTCAGAGTATAGCTCAATACGCCTTGCCAGAATGCCAACGACGACATGTCCTAGCCCTACAATAGCTAGTCCAGCGCCCAAATGCACACCACAACTTATCGCATATTTAGTCATGATGGGATCCCTTAGGGTGATTA